TAGATTTAATTGGTACATTTAGTCCAACTATCCTTGAATATTTTGAAAATTATTTTTTAGATTTCGCAAGTCAAAAAATGAATGACGAAGTACCTTACAAACCATTTAGTAATTTAACTTTTCAAAAATTTCAAGATGTGTTAAATAGATTAAGTGTCATTGATAAAATTAATTTACCACAGAACCCAACATCAAATATTGATTTATTAATAACTAATATAAAAGACAAACAAAAAGAAGCTGCAGAAATTATAACCAGTAGTATTTTGGGTAGTAATAATTTAATACAATTTAGTTTGGCTAACCCAAAAGAAATTGACCCATACATATTGTATGGGATGACAAAGTCAAATCCTTATACAAGATATCTAACACAATCGTTTAACCCTTCTGATATTAACTCGACCAATCTAAATTTCATCAAATTGTATATTGGTGAAGATATCGATGGATACTATTTAGAGTTTTTTAACATAAATAATATAAAGCTAATTGAAGATAACATAAAAACACATAGACCATATGCTCAGATATATGGTGGATATAGAAAAAATGGGGGAGCCGCGAACAGGACTTCTTTTATAAATTATTTAACAAGTGAAATCATTGTCAAACAATTGGGTGGAGACATCACACCCCAAGGTTCTGATATTAGATTTAGACATTTTATAACTGAAGTTATAGATAAGTTTAAAACATTAAAGAGTAATGAGTCTAAAAATCCCGCGTCTAGAATTGATAGATTTAGAGGATATAACTCTGATAACATAAAATTAGAATTATACAATACATTTAAATCATTTAATGATAAGTGGACATCAGGTAATTCAATTGGACAAAGATTATTACTGGAAGAATTTTTATTTTTAGATAAAGCCAATAGAGATATTGGCGATAAATTATATCTCAATATTGATAGGTTTAAAGACTTATTAAATCCAAAAAATTTAAAACAATCTTTGTATGGTGCCATATCCATGATGATTCAAGGGACGGGTTTAGATATGAGAGCATTACCGGCCTACATAAATTTTTATGGTAATAATGTGAATATCAAAAACAAGATAAGACCCTCAAAAAAAGTCGCATCAGATTTATTTGGTACATTTTTAGAAGTGGATTACCAAGAAGCAACACCAAAAATTATAATTCAACTGGTTGGTTATAATTCAAAAAGATTGGATATGTCAAATAGTAAACCATACAAATTTGTTGATGATAGTTTTTATATTGGAAGTCAGAATAACAACCCATTAATGATTACATCTTTGGAAAGTTTTTCAAGAAATGATTTATCAAAATCAAATAGAGTTGTGGCATTTGAGGTTAGTTTTGGGCACCAAAATCAAGGTATTTTTAAAGGATTAACACTTGACCAAACAAGTTTAAAAAATACGTCAGAATCTTTCTATGTTTTGGAAAATCTAATCAGGTCGGCTTCCGGTGCGGGTGTTCACAATGTTGACGTTTCATTGTTTGATTATTACAAACAAGCGTCTTACAAATGTGATGTAACCGCCATGGGTAACGTTATGATACAACCAACAATGTTCTTTTATTTAAAAAATGTACCAATGTTTAAAGGTTCATATTGGATAACGGAAGTTACACATACAATAAAGTCAAATAATATATCAACAACATTTTCAGGAGCGAGAATACCTTATTCCTCCTTACCTGACCCAGAAGATTCGTTTATTGCGAGTTATAGAATCTTATTTGATAAGATACAATCTAAAGCATCTAGAATAATAAAACAAAGAGAATCCAAAAAAACTGACACACAAGAAACGGTTAAGTATCAGAATATAAATTATATTACAGATAGACGAGGTAAAATCATTCAAGGTGAACAAATATTAAATAAATTGGATGATGTTGGTATCAACCAGTTTGGTGTACCATTTAATGGTTTTAACGAACAAAGGACAATTCAAAAAGTAAAAAATAATAACCAAGTTTGGTTAAGAGGTTTGGTAGTTGAAATGGGAGGAACGGGTTACACCATTAGTGATTCAACAAATATGAATATTGCAAATGGTATCGAGTTTTCAAAAATACGAAATACCGATTACAAATATTTTATGGTTAATTTTCAATTATCTAGACAAATTACACCTGATTTAATTAGAACATCAAAAACAACATTTAAAAACCCAAAAAATAATAAAACCATAATTGTTAAACCAAATTACCAATTAGATGAATCTATTGGAACAATTATTGCGGAAGGTCCGGTTTCGGTTGGACCGATAAGTGATACCTATGGAATATCGTTGTCAAAAAAATTAATGAGTCAACTTAAGTTGTTTGATGGTGATGTTGTTTATTTCATTATGGAATAATTAGATATTTTGTTTTTTGTAGATATTTATTATAAAAAAAGAAAATGAATAACGAAAATTTTAATAAGTCTTTAGACACTTTTATGAGTAAAACAAAGACCACAAAAATAATAAATGACACCGAAAGAGAGGAATGTGATTTGCAAACTGGTGAATGTTATGTAATAAGGTCTAAAGATGGAATTGTAGAAAGAATAAATAAAAAATATATAACCGAAGACGGTAGACAACTTTTACAAGATTAATATGAAAACATTAGAAAAAAAATTAATGGATGAAATTGCTAGATATAGTGCAATTAATAATTACACTAAACATTTGATGGAACAAGGAGAAGTACCCCCTCCACCAGATGCTCCAATAGACCCCGCAGCCGCACCACCAGCTGACACCGTCATGGACCCCACAGCACCACCGGCGGACCCTAATGCACTACCACCATCTGGCGCTCCCATTGAACCCGAAACAGAAGAAATCGATATAACTGATTTAGTTAATATGACTAAATCAATTAAAAAAGATTTGGACGATAAAAACACAGAAAATATTGAAGTTGTAAATAAAATGGATAGTGTATTTACTAAATTAAATGATTTAGAACAAAAACTATCTCAAATGGATTCTGTTATCAGTAAAATAGATGAGTTGGGTAATAAAGTCGAAACTATGAAAGAAAAAACACCACAAGAAAAATTGGAGTTAAGGTCGTTGGATTCGTACCCATTTAATTTAAATCCCCAACAATTTTTTGCACAAAAACAAACTGAAATGCAACAATCTGGTAAAAACGAATATGTCTTAACCAAACAAGATATTGACGACTATTCCTTAGATACAATAAGAAATAGTTTTAATCCAGAACAGGAAGAAGATGAATTTAAGTTCTAAGGTAAATCTTTTAGTAGGTTTACAATTGCAATTAAAAATAAATCATTGGCAAACCAAAGGTATTGCTAGACATGAGGCTTTTGGTAAAACATACGACTCTTTAACTGATTTAATTGATGATTTTGTTGAAATTGCAATGGGTAAATATGGTAGATTCACTTTGGATGACCAAACAAAAACAATTACATTAATTAATTTGTCAGAAATGAACCCATCAGATATGATAAAAACATGTACTGAGGGTTTAGTACAATTTTCTGAAGATTTAGACGGAACCACAGATACAGATTTATTAAATATAAGAGATGAAATTCTTGGAAATTTAAATAAATTGTTGTATCTTCTAACTTTAGAATAAGTTAGGTTCGTTAGTAGAGTTGGTTACAATATCGCACTGTCACTGCGAAGGTCGTGGGTTCGATTCCCACACGAACCGCCATAATTTAGATTTTTTTGTGTCCTTTAAAAAATATTTGATAAAAAAATTTAATAATATTTTGAAATTTGATTTTTTTTATGTATATTTTAGATACAACTAAAAACAAAAAATATGTCAACATTAGAAGCAGTACTGGCACAGTACGAAAAAAACAAACAAACCACAAGTGGTAACATTGGAATGTCTCAAGAAGACAGGATGAAAAAGTATTTTACTACCGTTTTACCAAAAGGTATGCGTAGTCAAGAAAAAAGAATTAGGATTCTTCCATCAAAAGATGGGTCTCCTTTTGTAGAAGTTTACTTTCATGAAGTACAAGTAAACGGAGATTGGATTAAACTTTATGACCCAAAACAAGAGGGAAAACGTTCTCCATTAGATGAAGTTCGTGAAGGTTTATTGACAACGGGAATTGAATCGGATAGGGTTCTTGCTCGTCAATATCGTTCTCGTAAATTCTTTATCGTTAAATTGATTGATAGAGATAACGAACAAGATGGTGTTAAATTTTGGCGTTTTAAACACAACACAAAAAGTGAAGGTGTTTATGATAAATTGATTCCTTTGTTTAAGAATAAAGGAGATATCACTGACCCATTGAATGGACGTGATTTAATTTTGAATTTGAATCTTTCAAAAGCGGGTAATGGTAGAGATTATACCACAATTACACAGATTATTCCCGAAGACCCAAGTGTACTTCATGATGATAGTTTAATTACCGATTCTTGGATTAACGACACATTGGTTTGGTCAGATGTTTACTCTAAAAAACCAGAAGAGTATTTGGAAATGGTCGCAACCAACCAAAATCCAAAATGGGATAGTGTAACGGGTAAATGGATATCCACTTCTTCTTCGAGTGAAGAAAATATTGGAGCCAAGAAACCAGAACAAGTGGATGAACTCGTGTCTGATTATGTCGACCCACAAGAAGATGTTGAAGTTGAAGTTGACGAAGAATTACCATTTTAACAAAAAATACCAACATGATGCCCACACTACAATTGTAGTGTGGGCATCTTTTTAAAAAA